CCCAAGCACTGAAAATTCTAGATAAAACGCAACTGAACTTTATTAAACAAAGACTTGAAACTGGCGGCACACAATGACTACACAAGAACCACAGGTGAATTGGTCTCCTGATATGATGGTTGAGGTTATTCTCAACGAACCTGATGACTTTCTCAAAGTACGTGAAACTTTAACTAGAATAGGAGTTGCTTCTAGAAAGGAGAAGAAACTCTATCAGAGTTGTCATATATTACATAAGCAGGGTAGATATTACCTAGTACATTTTAAAGAATTATTTGCTTTGGATGGTAAAAAAGCCAACCTAACAGTCAACGATGTGCAGAGAAGAAATCGTATTACTAAGTTACTCTCTGATTGGGGATTGATTGGTATAGTAAAGGAAGATTCTGTGATGGATATTGCTCCATTGAATCAAATCAAAGTTCTTTCTTACAAAGATAAGGGTGATTGGATACTAGAACAGAAGTATAATATAGGTAAAAAAAATAAAGTACAGGAAACCACACCTGAATAAAATCATCTTCTGGTATAATTAGTAGTGTGGATGCCTTAGGGGTTCACAATTTACTAAAGACGCTTACGGAGGTCTATTATGTTTGGTCCTAATTCACTTACGCTCTCAGTTCCAGAGACAGCAAAATACCTTGACACTATTCACAGAAATAGTATAGGTCTAGAGGATTGGATGAGAAGACTTGACAATGCTTTTGAAGCAGGAGATGTCAACTATCCACCCTACAATCTTGTTAAAGAAACAGACACAAGATACAGATTAGAACTTGCTATTGCAGGATTTAAAAAAGATGATGTTGAGGTTACTACAGAATCAAATAGATTGTCTGTAGAAGGAAAACAAAGAGATTCTGATACTGATGAGTATCTACATAGAGGGTTAGCATCTAGAGCATTTACTAGAACATGGACTCTATCTGATGATGTTGAGGTTAGTAAGGTAGACTTTACAAATGGTCTTCTTACTGTTAGATTAAATAAGATTATACCAGAGCATCAGAAGAGAAAGGTGTATGAAATCTCAGGTGAAGAAACTAACTAAAGAAGAGATTGGATATAAGACCACAGACAAAATACGTCAAATGTGGTTACTCAATCCTCATGACCATCATTTCTTGTATGTGAGAGATGATGGTTCTTTTTATGGGTTTAC